ATAATGTTTGGCCTCAAATTATCATGACTAATTCACATGATGGTAAGAATGCTTTTACGTTTCAAGCAGGAATGTACAGATTTGTATGTTCTAATGGGTTGGTTATTGCAGACCAAGAATTTGGAAAAATGAGAATTCGTCACATGGGTTATGATTTTGATACCCTCCGTGAAACCATCAATGAGATGGTTAAAAAATTGCCTCTTACAGTTGAGAGCATGAATAAGTTTAAAAATACCGAGTTGACTAAGCCCCAAATGTATGATTTGGCCCGTAAAGCGCTTGCAACTCGTTTTAAGGTTCAAAAGAACCAGAAAGTTGATCAAGTTTATAAGATTAACTTGGATGAGTTCTTGAGCCCCGTCCGTAAAGAGGATGCAGGTAATGACCTGTGGAGTGTGTTTAATCTCGTTCAAGAGAAAGTTGTTGAAGGAGATTTTGAATACGTTTCAGGTGTTAAGATGCGTAAAGCTCGTAAAATCAAGAATTTTAAGCAGGATTTGGATGTAAATCAAAAGCTCTTTGAAGTTGCAAAGGAATTTGTAGCCTAAGAGCCGCCATGTTGTTTGAGGGGGGACGAAAGTCCCCCCGATAACAAATTTTTTACAAAATCTTTTAATATTTTAACACGGATATGGATAATATTGGAATCATTTTAGAACAAGCTGAAGTTTTTGGTTTGCGTGGTGAAGTTAGAGCAACTGCCATAGCGATCATCAAAGATAATCCTGAACTAGATTCAGGTTCTGCCTACGCACAGGCAGCATACGAATGGGATATACTTTAATCACTTAATTTTTTAATCATGGAATTTATTCCTTATTTTATTGCAGCTGCTTTTGCTGCTATGTTCGCTATTATGTTTAACCTCTACAATCGTGTTCGCGATCTTGAAGAAGCGATGGATGATGTCGATGATTCATTTGACGAAGTAGATAGAGATCTTGATCAAGACTTTGAACGTCTTTACAATGATCTTGCTCGAGATTTGGAGCAAATCAAATCCGAAATTGCTACCCGTTAAAGGTAGTAATTAGGTGAGGTGGCAGAGTGGTCGATTGCGCCTGTCTTGAAAACAGGTTTACGGAGACGTAACGGGGGTTCGAATCCCTCCCTCACCGCAAATGAATTTTAGAACAGTAAATAATAAAAAAGTTAACCCTGTTAATTACACTGCTAAAATTATCCAAAATAACCCTTTTGTTGAAACTCATATAGGAACTGACTCACAAAGGGTTGGTTCCCATATTAATTACGTAACAGCTATTGCGTATCGTTACCCCTTAAAAGGAGTTCATTATATTTATTGTAAGGAGACATTTCCTCCTATTAAGGATGATTGGAGTAGATTATGGTTAGAAACAGAAAGAAGTATGCAGATAGCAGAACTTTTATCAGATAACCTCCCAGGTATTAGATTTGAAATTGATATGGATTACAATGACGATGAATTTTATATGAGTAATAAACTGGTCTCAGCTGCTAAGGGATGGGCATCATCTTTTGGTTATAAGGTTAATATAAAGCCAAATAAACAAATAGCAACAAGGGCCGCAGACCACCATTGCAGATGAAATATTGGACATACACAACGAGTTACAACGGTTTAGAAGTTAATTATATTTATACCCATGGAATATCAATTAATAAAGGCTATAAGGAAGCAAGCGGAAGCGGATTTAGAAGAGGCTTTACTTACACTACAACTTCTTACTGAGAATCCTGCAGGTATAGGAGAACACACTTCAGGCCATTTTCTTGAAGAGGGAAAAAGGGCTCTCTACAAGTTAGGTGAAGCTGAGGATTTACTTGAAACGATAAAACGACACTTTGGACATCAATAAAATATTTGGAGCTTTTAATTCATCATCTAAAGATGACGGGTTGGATTATAGAGGTATAAATTATTATAACCCTCGAACTCTTCCTGAAATTGATGAAAACCACCCCAGATATTTTATTAAAATGTTTCAAAAACTAATTTTAAATTACACTGGTTATAGTGATAAAATTGTTGATTTTTTCGGGCAAGCTGATCCTGAACTTAATATTGGTGAAGTAAAAAGAGCAGGTGAGTCAATGTTATATAATAGAGCTTACGGTTATATAAAACATATTGATGTACAGGATGAATATCATGTAAGAGTATTGTTTCAAGAAACAAGCCCTAAATTACAAGAAGCATTACAAAAAACACTTTTTTACTTTGAAAATGAAGAAGAATACGAAAAATGTGCTATTCTTAAAAAATATCTTGATTTCCTAAATTTTCCATCGTAACTTCAGTTACAAATAATAAAAACTATGTATTTTAGACAACACATTCAAAGAAAACTCGAAAATATCGAGGCAAAATTAAAGCATATTGAATTCCATAATGGAAGAGGAAATAAGCAAGAAGTTAATGAAGCTAAGGTTCAATGTGAAGAGCTTATTGAAGAAATTAAAGCTACGGTAGAACGTGAGCCTATGACTTCAAACGAACAAAATAAGTACTAAATGAAACTTACTGCTGAACAAATTCAATCCAATTGGGATGAATTCTGCGATAATATTGAGACTTATATTTCATCACCTCGCAAGGAAAAACTTCTCGAATTCTACGAGAAATATGAGGACCGCATCATGATGATGCCTGCTGCTCACAAAAAGGAATACCATAATGCCTTCCCAGGTGGTTATGTTGAACACGTAAATCGAGTTGTCCGTTGTGCTATTAAACAACAGGGATTATGGGCTGCCGAAGGGGCAGACATGTCTACTTTTACCGAGGAAGAACTCGTATTTTCCGCTATCAATCACGATTTGGGTAAAATGGGAGATGAAGAAAACGAATCATATATCCCCCAGACTGATAAATGGAGACGTGAAAAATTAGGGGAGGATTACATGTTTAACAAGGCAGTTCCATTTGCTTCTGTTCCTGATCGAGGGTTATTCATGCTTCAATCTCATGGTATTCAATATACCTTTAATGAGATGTTAGCAATTCAAACCCACGATGGCTTGTATGATGAGGGAAATAAGAAATATCTCTTTGCATTCCAACCAGAACAAAAACCACGCACTTCTCTTCCATTTATTCTCCACCAAGCAGACTTGATGGCAGCAAGAATTGAATTTGAACGTGAATGGTTACCTAAATTTAAAAATCCCGTGCCTCCCCAGGAAAAGAATTTTACATTGAATACAGAATCTAAAAAATCAACAAAAGACAAAGCCCTTTCACAACTTGAAAGTAAAGGTCTTAAAGATTTATTTGATAAATTATGATAGAAACAATCATCATCAGTATATTAGGAGTGGGAGTTGTGATCTTAGGATTCACAACTTTCAATCTCCTACGTAAAAATGAAAAACAAGAAGATATACTTGTAGGGTATATGAATTATCTTGATGAACTTAGTAGAATAATAGAACTCTCTGATGGAAAACTTAAAAAAATAGACGAACGAGGAATTTTTAAAAGTGATGATGAAATAGGCTTTATGTATGAGCAAATTAAAGAACTTCAGAGAATTCTATCCAAATTTAGGGTAGATAAATTATGAGCGAGCCAATAAAAAGAAAAAGGAAAAAGAAAACAAAAAATCAATATTTTACCCAAGCAACAGAAGATGCTATAGTAAGATATAATAATTGTGATGACCCCGAAGAGCGTAGTGAGATCTATCGTAAGGATATTCACTACGCTTTTTTTAAACTTACCGAAAATATAATTCATACTTTTAAATTTTATTACACGGAAGTGGATAATATCGAACACCTTCAACATGAGGTTATCACATTTTTGTTAAGTAAGATACATTTATTTGATCCTACACGTGGGGCCAAAGCATTTTCATACTTTGGGACAATCGCTAAGCGATATTTGATTATACAAAATACTCAAAATTATAAAAAAAGAATAGACAAAGCTCCACTCGAGGAATTACACCATGACTTAAGACATTCTTATGACATGGACTATAATCCTACAGAAAAGGATGACCTATCAGATTTTCTAGATGAATACTTAATATATTGTACAGAAAATATTTATATGTTATTTCCTAAAGAAAAAGATGCTAAAGTAGCGGATGCTATATTAGAAGTATTTAGGAAAAGAGAAAGTATAGATATTTTTAATAAAAAAGCTATTTACCTTTATATTAGGGAAATGGTAGACGTGAAAACCCCTCATATTACTCGAGTTGCAGATCAATTAGGGGAAATTTTTAAAGAAAGTTTTATTTTTTATAAAGAATATGGTTATATAAATTTTGAATAATATTTATATTTATTACCATGGGACAATTAGATAAAAATATATTTGGTAATAAAAAATTTTCCGATATTTTAGAGGAAATTTATTTAAATCAAAAGAAAAAAGAAGAGCAAATTTCTACTCTAATATCCGAATTAAAACCTTTAATCCAAGATATTGGAGATGCTACTTTAGTTGTGCCACTTTTAAAAGAATATTTGGAGATTTCTGTTAAAAATGATGAACAGCTTATTAAAATGTCAACCATTATACAACGTGCTGTACAAAATGAAGCAAATGATGATGGTAACTTTGGTATGACAGAAGAAGAAAAACAACAGTTATTAAATGAGGTAAAAAAATTCGGAGAGGATAAAAAGAAAAAATAATGCCCCAACAATTCTATGGTGTTTCCGCCCTTACCAGAACTACTGAACCTATATCTAACATACAACCAGATAATGGGAAAGATATTTTATCGGTTAGGGTTAAAGACATTATATTAGACGATACTCACCCTGAATTTAAAAATTATGGGGAATGGAATGGGGTAGGAACTATTTTTTTTGATTTAGTAGATTTCCCTTTTGGAGAAGAAGTTGCTAATACCGCTCGTCCTTTATATTCTAATAATAAATTTTACCCTTTAATAAATGAATTAGTATCCTTAGTTTTTTTAGCCTCCACCGAGACTCAAACTAATACTAATATCACGGAAGCTTATTACTTACCCCCCATTAATATATGGAATAGCCAACATCATAATGCTCTTCCAGACCCTACACAAGAACTTTCAGAAAATACTCAACAAGATTATCAACAAGCTGAGGGGGGTTCTTCACAAGAAGTAAGAAGAGTATATGATAACTCAACAGATATTAACTTAGGAAAGGGGTTTAATGAGCAAATTAATACCCATCCCTTATTATTTTTTGCAGGAGATAATTTATTTGAAGGTAGGTGGGGTAAT